GGGCTGCTGTACCATGCCCTGTATTATACCAGTTTATAGATGTTCTCCATTCCCAATCTGTTATTGCACCCTCAGTAGTCAAAGCTGCACCAGTTTTAGCTAATATGGTTTTCATCCAAAAGCTATAAGAAGCTGGACCAAAAAACATTTCAGTAGAATCATAAGGCTTTGTTGCACCATCAACAGCAAAATCTATTTCTTTTAAACCACTTAATCCATCAGTAAAAACTAAGTTAAAATCATAACTATAATATTCATCAGTTGTAGAATTAAGATCAGGTAATAAAAACCCACTCCAAATTAGAGATTCAGCAGTTGCTTGTACGTTTCTATATATATGAACGTAAACATCCCTCTCCTCATAAGTATTTCTAACACTTCTTAACCATTGCTCTAAAGTTGGTGATTCAACTAATATTGGTATTTTACAAGTTGAACTCATTATTGTTGAGAACCTATCATCATCTTGAGTATCCCAACTCATTTGAGGACCATCTTTACCTAATGTTATTTCTGTTATTGTTGATCCACTATAATTTCTATCCCATATCTGTAAAAAATAACTATACTCATTATAAGAAAAGAAAGTTGATTGAAATCTAATCCCCGCCATTATACACTTCTTAATCTGCTTCCAGATGTTTTAGCATTACTTAAAAATATATCTGTTCCACTTATTCTTCCAACTACTTCAACTTTTTGAGTACCTACTCCACCTATCATTGATTTAAGTTTTGATAATGGAGCAACAACTTCAGGATTACTATTTGCTCCCGCATATTCGCCCATCAACGCCATTGTTGGTCCACTAATTATACCACCATCAGCTAATTTAATTCCAGTTATATCCGATAGATTACCTTTTAATCCTGCTACTGATAATGCAGTTTTAGCAGCAGCAGCTCCTCCAAATAATATTTGAATTGCAGTCATTACAGCAAGTTGAACTAACAATCTTTTTATCATTTGATTAACTGAATCAATAAAAGCATCTTTAAACTTTTTAGTTCCATCAAAAGCTTGGTTCATTGAATCTCTTAATATATCACCAAATGTAGCAGCCGCAAATGACATCTCATTAGTTTTTTTAGTTATATTTTCTAAATCACCTGATAGATTTGGGAATAATAAATCTTGCATTCTTCCCTTATTCATTGGAAAAATGTTCAATTGACCACCACTTGTTATACTTGAACCACCTGCTCCTAAATTTAATAATTCAGCTATCTTACTGAAATCTAATATATCTTGACCTAATTCTTTTAATATTTCTCCAAACCCTTTAAATTCATCAACTGGCAATTCATCACCAGTAGCAACAATAGTAGCCATTGCTATCCCTAAACCTTTAAGTTGTTTAGCTCCTAATAATCCAAATCTTTCACCAAAAGCACCCATTGCTGTTAGTATAGAAGCTAATTCTTCAGATGCAAATTTATTAGCTAAAAGATTTATCACTTGAGTTATATTGTTTTTTAACAATACAAATCCTCCAGCTAAAACAGCAATCAATCCACCCAAGCTAAAAAAGAATCCTAAAATCTTTGGACCTATTAAAATTAATCTACCTAAAATATTTAAAGCTGGACCAATAGCAGCTGCTAAAGCAACACTTTCTATGGCTGCTGTTTTTTCAGCTAATGACAAAGATTGAAACTTTTCAACTAATTTAATAGTATTATCAAGTAATTTTTTAGCAACTGGTAAAAGCATAGTACCAAAATCAGCACTTAAATCTTTTGTTCTTTCTTGTAATTCTCTAAATTGATTTGCAAAGCTACCTGATGTTCTTGCATAATCACCCATTGCTTTTTGACTTTGCCTTGTAGCTAATTGAAAAGTAAGTTGAGCTTTTGCTACTCTATCAAGTTCTTTGAATACTAATCCTTGCTCCTTAGCAAAACTTTTTAAATCAGCTTCAGTAATTGCTATCCCTAAAGATTTAATAGCTTCTCTTTCACCAAGTAATGCTTTTGTTAATGCTTGAGATGCACCAGTAGCTCCTCCACTAAAGTTAGTAAATGAAGCTAAATCAACCGCTAATTCATTAACTTGTTTTGATAAACTTAAAGCTTCTTTCTCAGTAAATCCAAATCCAACTAATAAATCACCAGTATCAGCTAATAATCCCATTGCTGCTTGGCTTGATAATCCAAAGCTTTTTTTGAAACTTTCAGCTGTTTGTAAAGCTTCTCCTTGTATTGAGCTAAAAATTGTTTTAAATTTTGACCTTGTTTCTTCTAAATCAGAAGCCATTTTAATAGATGCTCCTCCAATAGCTAAAACTGGTAGTGTAATATTTCTTGTTAAGTTTGATCCCACAGCTTGCATATTAGTTCCAAACTTCTTAATATTTCTGTGAGCTTTTTTCATTGCTCTATCAAAGCCTCTTAAATCAGCTCCAAATGCTATGGTTAAAAATCCTACACTCTTATTTGCCATCTTTCTTTAATTCTTCTATTCGTTTAATATACTCAGCTCTCTCTTTTAACTTTTTATAATCAACTTCTCTTTTCTTTTTGTCCCAATCAAATTGGATCAAATCTGTTGGTTTAATTCTCTTTCCTTTTGGGATTTGTAAGTTTACTAAAACTGCTGTTTGCCATCTTACTCTTTCCCATTCATGCTTTTCTTTCAAGCTAAGGAGTTCATAGAATCCACTCATCTTATTAAAAAAATGTCTTGGAATCATATTGTAAAACTCCTCAACAGATAGCCCCATTAATCCAAAAGCTATCTCTTCCAATCTGTCCCAAGTCAGTTTTTCTTCTGCTTGGGAATCGGCTTTTTTTCGTTTACCTTTCCCATCATCTCTCCTAAAATCTCCATACATCTTGCAATAGCATTGAAATCACTATCAATTGAATCAGCTAAATCATCAACAGATAATTTCATCTCTTGCTTTGCGGCTCTATAACCATCTTCAATACCGCAATACATTAAAATCAAAGCATTGTCTAAAGTCATCTCTTGTCCCATTTTATCTAAGTCCGCAAGTGATGTATTAGTCATTTTAGAATATTTTCTTAAAGCATTGAAGCCAAACTTAATTGGATGATCTTCTTTGCCTATTGTTATTATTTTATAATTCATTTCAGTAAGTTTTAAATGGTTTTGATGCTCAGTAACTCACCGAAAGAATTACCAAGCACCGCCACCAAAAATTAATATTAAGCTTTTTGACCTTGAGATAAACCATCAGTACCATCTATTGTTATAGAATAAGTTGCATTGTCCTCAGTTCCCGCAGTTAAGCTTACAGATGTTATAAATCCGCTACCAGAATATTGAAAATCACCTGTTACTGCACCACCGAAAATAAAATCAACTTTTGTTCTACTCGCAAGAATATTAGCTTGAATCAAATCATCTGCTCCATTAGATAATGCTGATCCACTTGCATCATCATAAGCGTATAAACCATCTACTTCAATAGTAAATTCTCTCATTCCATCAGCTAATTCTTTAAATCCTGCTGATCCTTTGTTAGTTATTTCTCTTACATTATGTGTAAGAGTAAGAGTACAATTTTGAGCAAAAGCTATTAAGTCAGTTGTTCCTGTACTGAAAAGCTTTATATCAGTTCCATTTATTGTTGCCATTTCTATTTATTTATTTTAATTAATTAATTATTTATTTTAAATCCAGCGATAGTTACACTTGTAACACCGCTATAAGTTATACTAATTTGTGAATTATCAGTATTGAAAGCAGATGGTGAAAATGGTCCAATCATACCATCAGCACCAGCAGCAATAGCAAGTGATGCATTGCTTTTAGTAGTTTCTCCAAAAAGTTGAGTATTAACACTTGTTACTTGAGCTGTAATAGTAATTGTAATAGAACCTGATCCTTCATTCTTAACTAATAAAAATGTTGAGCCATCATTATCCATTACATCCCCCTCAGCAGTTGCAGCTGCAAACGTGGGTGTTATTCCGCTTTCAGTTATTGTCTGTACCGATATTGTCGCCATCTTTTACTTTCTTTTTTTTAGTTTCTATAAAACCATTCTTTTTTAAATTTCTATAATCTTCAAGTCTTAACTTTACTGATTCACCTTTTTGATATATATTACCATATATCCTTAAACTTTTTTTTAATTTATATTCTTTCATTTTAAGTATTTATTATTCTAATATTAAAATCTATTGCTTTTCTATAAACCCCATCCTCATGGTTATCATCAAAAACATCATTATAACCATCATACTGAATACTTTGAAAATTGATCGTTCCAAAAGTTCCGCTTACTCTATCAAGAGCAGTTCTAATCTTTTGAGCTAAATCACATGCCTCACTATATGTTTTAGAATAACAGCTTATCGTAACATTATTAACATCTACAACAGAAACGCTACTCTTAGTTT